CTACTTATAAGCATATCAAGCTGGGCTTCAAGAGCTTCTATTCTCCGTGTTATAACTTCTCTAAATTGATTCATACCTTCTCTCCAATCAGCATGTTCTGTAATTCTATCATTTATTGACATTTTCTTCCTCCAATGGTTTATTACTAATTGGATACGTACCTTTTTCTAAAACAAGCCGTAATGATTGACACCAACCCTCAACTATAAGTACATCCTTATAATCATCTAATCCTTTTTCCAAACTTCTTTCGCAATGCTTTAAAACTCTTCTTACTTGATTTTCTCCTAACATGTAATATCTCCCTTGTATAACATTGAGTGCAATAAGGCGTCTTTTCGTCTAAAACGACAGCAATCTTATCACACTCTATGCAATGGCTAGGAATGGGCAAAATAACGCCTTATTCCGTTAAATGCTCGTTTAAACATATTAGTTTTCCGTGGATATGGTGTTTGTACACATAATACAGGAGTTACTAATGGTGTTTTCTTTGAGCATGTTTGTTCATAATTTAATTCAACTTCATTTAACCTATTTTTCAGACTTGATATTTCATTAGATATTTCTAGCGATGTATCAAGTATTCCATCAGTTACTGTAGTTAAATTCTCAATTAACATGGATGCCTGTTTAAGACTTTCCATCATTTTATTATCGTATTTATTCATTTTCCTCCAGTAATAATTCACTTAAAGGGACCAATACTAATCTGCTAGAATTATCATCGCCACCTTTTGTTTGTTTCCATTCCTTTCCTTTTATTTTTGCTTTTAATTTTTTAGTTGGTATCATAACAACAGCTTGGCATTCATCATTTTTAGTCAAAATTTGAACCCACCATTCAGCTTCAGTTGTCAATATACCTGATTTTTTTCCTCTAGAACTAAATTCAATTGCAATATTATCTGTACTACACCATTGTTTTTCATCACCATAATCACGTTCAGTTTTAATTTCAGCTTTCCATCCTATTTCTTCTAATAAATCAACAAGTTTTTCTTCATAAATATTGCCATATGCTAAATCAACATCAAATTTATTATTATTATTATACAAACCTCGTATCCTTTCCTTTTCTAAATTATATTCTTCTTTAGTCATTGTGTCATCAGCATGCCACCATCTACCTGTAAATTTTCCACATCCATAACACATCATTGGTTTTTCGTAAACAGATATCTGATTGCAGCATTCGCTTAAATATTCTTTACCATTTTGCATCATTTTATTTTACCATTTAAATTTATATTTATTTAATTTCTTTTGTTTTGCGTATTGCAATTTATTATAATCCTTTTTACAAGGTATGCAACAGGAACTTGTTTTATGGAACGATTCTTTAGATAATTCTTTTTTACAAATTGTACATTCTTTCATTTCATCTCCTTATTTAAAAAAGGGAGCAACTTTTCAGAAGCCCCCTTTCCTTCTCCGACGAGATTGCCTCTTAAGACATTCCCAAACCTATAATTTTGAGCAGATAGCTGTGAGGTTTGTGCGGATTACACATGCTATTTTATTTATACCAAGTCATTGAAGCGTATCTGCTCATTTATTTACGAAACTCTCCAAACACGTATTAATTGTCCAGCTTTACCTTTACCAATAACTTTTCTTGTTAAGAATTTGTAATCAGTAATTTTATGTTTTCTAGAAATTGCATTACGAATAGCTCTTTCTTCTTTCATTGGAACATTAAAACATGGTCCTACAAGAACATTTTTCTTCATTTTAGCTGGCGTCAATTCCATTAAAGGAAAACGTGCAGAGTCCCTAATTGTTGTTGGAACAGGCATGTCTTTATGTATTTTATACG